AGCTGGCTGATCGAGGAGATCTCCTGACGGGCATTAGAGCTAACCGTCTGCAACAGCGTGCGCTGGCGCTCGGCAGCCGTCTGCTCACGACCGGCTCGACGTTCGGCAGCCGCCTCACGCATACGCTCTTGCGTAAGCTCGGTCTCAAGGATTTCCCTGCGAAGCGCGCGGTCTTCGGCACGAACATCCTTGTTAAGTTCAGCCAGCGTCTGAACGCCAGAGATGCCGCCCGCAGCGATGTTCGCAAGAGCATTTGAGCTGCGACCCGAGGCGGCGGCAAAGCCAGCCTGCATCAGCGCGAGAAGCTGGTTCTCCCGACGCTTCTCCTTATTGGCCTCGCGTTCAGCCTTTAGTTCCTCAAGACGAAGCGTGAGACGGTCCTTGACGGGCTCCCTTGCGCTTTCCGCAGTGGCTCTGGACGGGGCCGTCTCAGCCGGAGCGGCAGCAGCCGCGCCGCGATAGAGCCTTTGGTCCTCCTCAGCCTGACGGTACATCTCGCGTTCAGCGATCTGATCCGCCGCAGCCTGACGGGCAAGCCGCGCTCTTTCTTCCGCGGAATATCTAGGCGCAGGTGGCGCAGAAACATCCTGCATCTGGGGAGGCATAAAGCCTTCCATGCCCCCGGCGTACGGAGACTGAACCACGTCCACGTTCTCGCCACGCATACTACGGCCCGTATACGCCTGCTCACGGTCGATAGGCAGCGTTCGGTTCTCGCGGAAGACTTCCATCACTGGCTTGAAGCGCGGCTCGGGATTACGGGTCTGCGCCCGCAGCCGCTCAAGGGCGGACATCTCAGCCGCCTGCTCGCCCACGCGCTCTTCGTCAACGGCCTCGCCGCCCTCTTGGAAGTATTGCACTTCGCCGCCGCTGCGGAACCCCGGCGCAAACATCGTCTGGAGAGCCTTGGCGTTCTCCTCCGGAGAAGCAACCGTGGACGTGATGCCGGTGCCGACAGAGGACACAGGTCCACCGGCCTTGAACATCGCTCGACGCATGACAGGATCAGACGAGATCATGCCGCCGTTGGCTGCCGCGACGACTTCCTCTTGCGCCGCACCTGTTGATGCCGCCTGAGCCATTCCCGGATTACCAAAGAGACTGACAGACTTCCCGCTCGTCATTCCGGTCCCACCAAAAAGCCGATTGCCTCCGAAAAGGCTGACAGAAGACGGATCGTACTCATATCCCGTCAAACTAAGTGGGGCAAACGCCTTAATCCCAAGGCTAACCTTCGGTCGCTGTTTGAGATTGAGGTTAACGGTTGGAACGACTCTTCCATCCGCCGTTGTTCGCGTGCCAGCGACTATCGGGAAGTTGCCAAAGTCGTAGAGGTACTGACTCCTTTGACCAGCAACCGCTTGCTTATCTGCGACAATCTTCTGCTGTTCAATCTTCTTTTTTTCTTCTTCTGCTTTTTTGGTCGCGTTCATCAGAGCGGTGGGAAGACCGGCCCGCGTGACCTTGCCCGCGGCCAACTGACCCACCCAGTACTTCAGACCTTCCGGATCTGGGGCATATTTAAGAGTGTTTCGATAAGCCTCTTGAATGAAAGCCTCGTCGCTACCACCAAGCGCCTTCGCGTAATCGGTTGGATTAGCCAGCCAATACTTCAGACCCTCAACGTCTCCGGGGCGATAGACGGCTGTCTGATACGCGGCTTGGAGATCGCTGTACCTCTTCAAAAGGTCGGAAGGGAGAAAGCCAACATCCGTCGTCTTGCCCGCCGCAAGGTTTGCAATGTCGTACTTCAGACCTTCCGGGCTCTTAGAGAAGATCTCCGCGACTTGCTCCTTGGTGATGTTTCCCTTCTGGATCTGGTCCGCCCAATAGTCGAGGCCCGGAGCATCAAACTGACGGCCAAACTCGGACTGATACTGGCCTTCCAAGAAGGACCGAAGTTCGGGGGCCGTGGTTGGAGCAACCTGACCCGCCGTCGTGCCGCTGCCAAGACTGGCGATGCCGCCGTCCGCAGGGTTCATTTGATTGAACTCTCGGATTTTATCAAAAAGATTAGGGCCAGTTCCGGCGCTACTCGGCTCGACCGCTTGTCCAATAGCGGCTCCTTCAGCTGCCCTAGCAGCTGCTTGGTCAAAGGTGGTTCCTTCCGCCGTCCCGGAGAACAAGGAGCTGAGGTCGCCGGGACTGATCGCTCCGGACTCAAGAAGACCCGTCCAATAAGCCGCCCCCTCCGGATCGGAAGCCCGACCCGTCTCGTTGATATAAGCCTGTTCAACTATCGAGGCATAATCGTCAGCCATTGCCGGTGCCCTATTTCAGAAATTACGGCGACTTGCCGCCACCAAACAGATTGTACGCGCTCAGACCAGCGATGCCGAGACCCGCCGCCTGTGAGATAAGCGAAGGTGAGGGGGCCGTGGTCTGGCTGATCGTCTGCTGCGAAGACGGCGCACCCTTGTAGATGTCGCTGAGGAACGAGACACGTTGGAACGGCTCGTATTCCTGCTGGATTGCCGTCTGTCGCGCAGCGTCCAGAACAGACTGTTCGTAGCCGCGCGTCTTTTCGCCAAGATTATACAGGAACGATACGTCGCCCTGACCAAGACCCGACAGCTGCTGACCAAGGGCCGAGGTCTGTTGACCAAGGCCACCAATGCCCGCCGCACCCGCCTGCTGCAACTGACCGCCAGACACCGCCGCCTGACCAAGCGCAGTGCCAGCACCAAGCGCCGTTTGACCCGCCTGCTGAAGACGAGCCTGTTGGTTCTGGAAGGCGTTCATGGCCGCAGCCTGCGCCTGACTGTAGTTCGTAGAGTAGTCCTCGAAGATACGCTTCGACTGGATGTCCGCCAGATTACGCGCAAGCTCAGAAGACTCGACGCCGAAGCGGCTGCCGCCATACGAACCCGCTTTGACAGCGCGAGCGGCCTGCTGCGTACGGGCGATGTCAGCCTGACGCTGCATCTCCTTCAGAGCTTCCTGCGTCACCGCGCTCTGATAGGGGTTCATAAACTGGCTGACAGCAGTCGGATCGTAAGCCTGCGCGCCGCGAAGGGAGAGATCGGTAGCGACATTCGCGCCCTGACGAACAGCGCCAATCGCCTCTTGACCATACGAAGGAAGCGCACCGTAACCCGACGCTGCCGCCTGATACGCTTCTAGGGCCGCATCGAGGTATGGGCGATAGGAGCCGATGCCCTCCGCAGCAAGCTCACGTGCAGTAAGCTGCTCCGGCATGAGACCGGCAATCTCAATCGCAGGAAGATTGACGGGGATTTCGGCGCGCTGCTTCGCAAGATCCAAAAGACCGAGCTTATAGGCTTCGATCTCTGGGGCTTCGCGAACAATCTGTTCCTGTTGTGTTACCTCAGCCATGATTACGCCATCCGCTCGAACTTGTGCATAAGCTCGTACATCTTGCGAGCGCCCTTCATTCTGTCACCGCCGCCAGCGCCTCTGACAGCTTTCGCCGTGAAGACGAACTCGCCGTCGCTGAGACGCGCAGGAATGGAATCGCTGGTTTCGGTTCCCGGACCAGAGACCTTGCCGCCCTTGGCGGCAAGACCGCCGGTCGCCGCCGTGAATAGTCCCGCGCCCGTGGTGTAACGGGGGCGGAAGTTGGCGATGTCGAACACGTAGCGGCTCGGGTTCTGCTCCATGAGTTCCCGCGAGCCCGGACCACGAGCAAGCGGGGGAGGTGCTTTGTCCCCACCGCCAGCGCCTGCTAACAACGCACCCGCGCCGAGGCCGAGCGCGACAGCCGTCTTCGGATATTCCTTAATGAGATCCGTCGCCTTACCAGCAAGACTTCCAATGCCAAGCCCGGAACTGGCGGCTTTCGCGCCTTCTGCCGTGCGAGCAGCGGCGGAGCCAAACGAACCGCCCCCAAAAGCCTCACCGGCCATTGTGCCGTCGGCGGGGACGGGGATCGAGCTAGGTGGAACGGGAGGTGCCGCACCAGAAACAGAGCTAAACCCGAGCTTTTCTCCGATGCTCTCGAAGAAACCCGGACCAGCGGCGGTCGTTCCGCCAAACCCGCTGGGGAGCGCGCCAGTGACGCCCGCCATGAAACCTGTCCCAGATAGCGCGCCGCTAATGCCCGCGCCAATTCCGCCTGTCAGACCGCCAAGGAGAGCGGCCTTCAGGGCGTCACGCGGCTTTGCACCGCCGATCAGCGAGCCAACGCCAGCGCCAATCGCGCCCGATGCGATAGCGCCGAGGCCCGGAACAAGGAAGTTCAGGGCAATGGGGAGAATGATCGGAGCAGCCTTCTTGAAGAAGCTGCCAATCTTCGAGAAGATGCTCTTGTATTCAGGCAGACCCGTCTTCGGGTTGATCGTGCCCGCGCCGCCACGGCTCTTCAGAAGAGCGGCTTCCGCAGGTGTGATGTGAGCCAAAACGGTGTCGCCGTCACGGCCAGCCTTGCGGACCTTCTCCGCCGCCGCCTTCAGACTGACGATGCCGCCCTTCGCAAACCCGCGGGTCGTCTCCTGCTCCTTCTTCTTGACAAGGATGCCATCGACCAAGCTGGTCAGGAAAGAGAAGAACGCAGGCGAGTAAGCTTCCGGGAGAGAGCCCTGCTCGATCAGCCCACCGGCATACATCTTGGAAACGATCTCGCTGTAGCGCGCCCGGTTCTGGCGCAGATACACGAGAAAATACTTAAACGTGCGAAGCTCCTCAGTGGAGAACTCCATCAGATCGTCAGAGAGTTCCTGAAGCTGCGCCTTCTGGTCGTCGTCCAGACGGGTGTAAGCCTTACCAACTTCGGAAGAGAGACGAGGAAGATCTCCCTCAGAGAAAGGAGACGCACCCAAAGTCCGTTGAAAGTCCCGATCTTGGACGAGAGCATCGGCCTGCATTATCGTTCCCTATGAGGCGCGCATATAGCGACTAAGGTTTTGAGCAGGGCCAGAGCCTGATACTGGCGTCTGAAAACCTACCCGTTTACAGCCTTAAAGACAAGTCAGGTCGTAACTGTCACAGACCCGACAGACCCTGTGGCGGACAGACCGGCGACGTACGGGCTGTACAAAACAGAAACCCGCAGCGCCCCGTTCACCTCGAAGATCGTTCCCGGCTCAAGGCCGTAGTCGTTCGACTGCAAGTTCGTCAGGACAATGGTCGTCTGACGCCCCTCACCCGGAGCCCGGATGACCCGGACAAGCGCATCCAACGAACGAACCAGAGCCTCAAGATACTGCTGGTTGTATTGCGAAGGAGGGTTCGGAAAGGTCGGGAAGACCAGCCGGACATCCATCAGCGCCGCCCATCGACTTGCGTCTCAAGACGTGGCGACCCCAGACCCCAACGAGTCCCAACCCTGTTGCTCTCGACCCTGAGTATGACAGACCGCCCACGCAGCCGGACATCCAGCACCTGCGTGTATTGATCCACAGGGACCGTGGCCGTCCTGACAACAGACGAGTTAGAGCCGCTCTCGTAGTTCGAGCCGGGGTAGTTCTGTGTTTTCAACGTGAAGTTCACGGTTGGGCTGTTCGTGGCGTTATAGAAAGACACGTCCGGGATCACGCGGCGGACGAAGGAGAACTTATCCCCATCCCCGATCTCGACAGGCGCGCTTTCGATATAGGCGTTCAGCGGGGACGGAGGCACGGTGCTGCCGTCGTCAGTGCCCTTCTCGTGATAGTAGAGATAGCCGTCTGTCGCGGCCCCTGTCGGGTAGTTTCGCGTTCCGCGATCAATCCAGCCGGTACGAGCCAGAGATCCGTACGTCCAGACCCGCTCGACGTAATTGTACGTCACGTACAGATCGTTCTCGGAGGATGTGGCGGATGGATAGAACCACGTGACTTCGTTGAACTCGGAGTTAGACGCGGCGAACACCTTGTTCGCCTCGTCCTTGTTGAAGTCGTTGAACACGTAGTTCAACAGCGGGCAAACAAGCTCCTGCGTCTGACCGGAGTAGACGTAGAACGTGTTGATGCCCATCCAGAAGATCGTGTCATCAACAGAGACGGCGCTATTGTATCCGCAGATCGTCGTGCCTGCCGCCACCTGCTGAATACCAAACGTATCCGGCGGACCAATGAACTGCATCGAGTACGCAGCGACATCCGTGAACACGATGATTTCACGCTTAGTCTCGATAGCCTTAACGATGTGAGTTCCCGAACCAATACGAAGCTCGCCAGCCGTGTTGGTTGGAGCAGGCGTCCACGTGAACGGGTCTTCCTGCGAGGAGAACCGAATGGACAAAGGATCTTGGGCCGTGGACCCTCCGGAGTTCGCCCCGAACGCAATGACGTGCCTGTCACGATCCGAGACCAACACCTGACTGGCAATGGTCGGTGTTCCACTGTCCGTGGACAGGGACGAAAGAGCCACGCCGCGCTGGGCGCTGGTCAGTGGAACGATGTTCGCGGTCGAAGCATCCCAGTAATAGATGTCTCCGTCACGAATGTTGAAGATCAGGTCTTCGCCGTAGTTGTCCTGAGACCAGAGACGAAGTTGCTGAGTGACGTTAAGGGTAGTTCCAGACCCCCACGTGTCACGTCCCCAATAGCCTGCGCCCCAGCCGTTTCCTAAAACAGCGTTATCAAGACCGATGTTGATTTGATATGCTGCCGTGACTGATGCGCCGCCGTTCCCGGTATCAGAAGAGTTGGCGTTGACAGAAGCCGTAATCGTATAGGTGTTCGCGTCAACAACCGTGACAGAGTACTCTTTGTTGAGGATCGTCGCAGTAATGTTTCCGCCGAGCGACACCGCACCGCTAAACGTCACATAGTCGCCTGTCACGCAGCCGTGCGCGGCATCGGTAACGGTGATCGTTGGAAAGCCGTTGGTCGCCGCAAACGGGTTGTTAAGAGTCGCGGTCGCGCGGATGGGCGTGATGTCGTAGTTATATCCGCCAAGCTCGACGTAGTATTTCAGGTTCGTGCCGAAGGCGAGATAGTTCGAGCCATCAAGCGCGACCCAGTTGAGCATGGATCGGCAGGTTCCAAGGAAGGAGTAGAGAGGAGCGTACTTCTCCCAACCGCCGATGGACTCCGGAAACCCCAAGCGGAAACGAACGAGGTTGCTGACGCGCCAGCCGCCCTCGTTCGTGTACCCGGTCACATCCCGGATGACACCGGGGCGGAACTGAAGTCTCTGGAGCGACATCCACCGTTCCTCATTGATCTTGTTTCTGGTCTTTCGACTTTAACTCACGATAGGCAAGCATAATTCGGAAGCACACCAGAATCAAACCGCCAAGGACGGTGAAGAACGACACCCACCCGGACAGGTGAACTACCCACCAAGGGAGCGTGATGGCTCCAGCGGCGATGGCTCCGTCCACAACTGTCCGCGTGTCGTTCATGTCACGGCACCTTATACGAAGTAGGCCACGAGGGCATTTCCCAAGTATCACTGGAAGTAGGGCGCGTGCACGTCGGCACCTCTTCCGCGATCCAGTATTTCATCGACCGCCAGCGTTCCGATGACTGTGACGACCGAGGCGGCATCAGCAACGTGCTTTACTGTGTCGTCTATGTGCGGCGTCATTGCGGTTGCCCTTTATCAGTCTGTTTCAACTTTACCAACACATTAGCAAGTTTTCTATCCCAGTCTTGCTGACTTACCTGATACCCAAACATCCAAAGAACCCTTGAGATCGGCCCAGATACAGGTGTGACATAATGCTTTACATTCGACGCTAGGTAGCAGTGAAGATCGCCTTCTCCTAGATCAACCTGCTTTCCGTCAACAAACAAGACACCGCCATCTGTCGGGCTTCTTGTCATTATGTTGCACCTCAAAACTTCTAAGCCGTTTTCCTCTTTTGGGTCTTTGTGTTCATACACATCGCCGCCGTGGAATGTGCAACTAACGACAACACCGTTTTTGCCGCCTCCAAGCACGCTCTTTTTCAGATCGTGCAGTGATAAAGCATCTGTTATCCTCTTATAAACATCACCTACGATTTCAGGATATTCAAAATTGTCTCCATAAAGCCTAGACGTATATCGTCCAGAATAATTAAACCTGCCTCGATCTATACCGGGGCCAAGCCACCCAAGTTTTACACCTTCGTCCACAAAGGTGTTTAATTCGCGCATATCATCAGTCGATAAGAAGTTTCTTATGATGAAAACCATCTATCGAACCTTCTTGATAATTATTTCAAAAACCTCTCCATTCTTTGAGGCTCCTATAAACTCATGCCCCATAGATTTGCAGAAACTCTTAAAATCCTCACATGCAAGAGGATCAGTTGCTAGAACCTTTATATGCTGACCAACGTCAAATGACCGCACAGCTTTGTGCGCGATCATTATCGGCTCTGGGCAGCAAAGCCCTATGCAGTCGATCTCCAGCATTATGAGAACAGCAGGCTATCTGCCTTCTTGAAGGCTTCCTCAGAACCGGCACCAAACGGAATTGCGTCTGGCGGAATGATGTCGCAGACATCATCGCCATCACGAAGTGCATGGATGCAGTAGCAAACAGTGTTGTCCTCCATTGCCACAAGCTCATGCACCTGCTCTTTGCGGATAAAAACGATATGGGGAGCAGAAAACACACTCTCCTTCCCATTCGTCGTTATCTTCACAGAACCCTTCGCGACGAGAGTTTGATGGTCAAACTTATGCGCGTGTCCCTGCTCTATGTCGCCAGCCTTGTGAAAGGTCATCTGGCGAACATAGACAGAGGAAACGCAACTAAGCAGGATTTCTGGCTTGTCCGTCATTGGGCACCAAGATCAGTCACAGGAATTGGCCCCGTCTCTGGAGCGGGGTCAGGAGGAGCAACGAAGCTGCCATCGGGCAGCTTAATCCAGCCGACCTCAACATTGTCAGGAATGACGGAAAACATCTGACACACTTCAGCGGTAAAGCACTCAGAGATGTCCACTCCACTTAGGGGAACAAAGACTTCACCAACCGTGTTTTCAAAGAGACGAGCGTACTTCATCTCACCACTCCACAATTACAAGACCAGCCGCGCCCATTGCAGCGTTAGTCGGTGTGACAGAAGAGCCACTTCCGCAGCCGCCGCCGGGGAACCCACCAGAGCCGGGGGCAGAGCCGGTACTCCCACCGCCCCCGCCGCCATTAATCCCTTTTTGAGGTCCAACACCAGCAGTAACCATTCCTGCGCCACCGCCGCCAACACCAATAAGGTCAAGACTTCCTGTTAGGTTGCCGGACTCCGGTAATACACAATAAGCGGTATTTGGTTGCACTCCTCCCCTTGCAAAAAAACTAGAACCGCCAGACGAGTTTGGAGCCGCAGCACCATACTGTCCGCCGCCGCCGCTGGCCTTGTTCGTTGCACGGTTCGAAGTGCCAGAGCCAGATACGCTGCCGTCCCCACCGTCTCCGAAAAGGTTAGCAACTCCGCCGCCGCCGGCACCAGCTATTGTGTTATCCGAGTTTGTTGCGCCTCCGGTATAATTCACATCTCCGCTAGAACCCGCCCCACCAGTAGAACTAGAAGATGATGCAGAGCCGCCTGTAGCAGAAACGTGAGCGCCAAAGCTGCAAGTCCCACCAGCGGCGCCATTTGTCGATACTATTGCAGGAACAGTGACTGTGACCGTTCCACCGGGCGTCAACCCGGTTACTACTTTCATAGCAAAACCACCGCCTGCCCCAGCTCTAGTTGCGGCAGGATTTTTACCAGCGCCTGCTAAATAATAATAATTAGCCCCGCCACCCCACACACGAACGCGAACAGCCGTCACGCCAGTCGGAATAGTCCACGTTGTCGTGGAGTAGAAAAACTGCACATTCCCGCGCCCGAATGGCTTAGTGATTGGACCGGAAGGGCTTACTTTGCTGCTCTGAAGAACATTGCGCCCCATTTTAGTTACTCCTCAAAGCCATAAACGTTGACGCTGGCATCAGCAGTGCTGGCGTATACAACAACCAGTTTTCCGGCTGAAGCGACAATACCAGTGCGCTCAATCGCTGAGTTCGGATCAATCGGAACATCGTACTCAATGTACTCTGAGTTTGCTGGTGTGCTGGAAGCGCAAACAGCAATCCTGACGAGCATACCCGTCACATAACTTCTGTTGCAGATGTTCACGTTGAACGTCGCCGTCTTTCCAGACGGAACCGTGTAGACCGTAGTGTTTGTGACTGCGCTAGGCGCAGATTGTCCAAGAGTTCCTGACGCCATTTTCTAGCTCCTATCCGCCGAAGCCGGAGAAAAAGTACGCTTTCGCGGTTGTTACGCCGCCTGCCGGTGCAGAGCTTACCCAAGTCGTTCCGTCGCTGGTCAACACATTTCCAAGAGTACCGGAAGCGGTAAGCCCGGTGCCACCGTTTGCTGCGGCAAGCGACCCGCTAAACGTATTGGTTGAGAAACCAATGGTCTTATTCGTTACTGTTGCTGTACCAGTCGCCGTGAGCACATTAGTCGGGGTGATGAGTCCAGAAAGCGTTGACATTGGTTACTCCGGCTTTGGGTATGCAGCCTTGACGGACTGAACCTGCACGAGCATTTCGGCAGCAGCATCGCCGCCCTTCCATAAGGCATCGAGCTGGTCGCCAATGGGCGGGTAGGCTGCGGCGCGTTGAACTTGGTATGCGATCTTGGCAAGCGCGGCCTGTTTCTCGGCATGAGCAGCCTGCTCCGCTGCCCACAAGGCTTCTTCCTCTGCGGTAAATGGGACGTTGCCTTCTGATGTTGCGTGATAGTTTGGCATGGTGCGTCCTTATGAATTGGCGATGCCGTAGAGGCGGAAGGAGCCCGCAACAAGATTGCCCGAAGAGGCAAAGAAACGAAGACCAGTCAGCGCGGTTACTGCCGCAGAACAGTTTCCTGCGCCACTAAATGAAGTCATGTTTACACCTTCCTGACAGATCCCCTGCCAAATCACATGCTTGTTAAAGGCCGTGCTTGCAGGATTAAACGTATAAAGTACAAAATCAAGACTGTTTGCCGAGCCCGTGCCAAAGGAAGTTGCGTTCCCAACAAGGATAGAAGTGGCTGATTCAGTTGAACTGGCTGAATACGTAGCCGTATTACTTGGCAGCCTACTAGACCGATAGCTGTATGGACCAGCAGTGTTATAAGCGCCGCCCAGCTTCATTCGCAGCTGCAAGG